CAGGTCCTTGTGATCTCTATTCCAAGGGCAAAATACGGTGAGAATGTTGCAAGGGCTTCATTTAGTATGTCGTCTTCTACTTACAATATCATAGACGATGGAAACGGAAACCTTGTGGATGCTGCAGCAAGCAACGTACATGTGGGAAACCTGCTGTACAACCAGGGCATTGGGATCATAACCAATGTAGACTATCTGTATGCACTTACTCCAGTTCCGCCATGCGCAGTACCAACGTTAACAACGCCATTTCCTATAGGACTAACTACAGCTGCTCCAACTTGGACAATACCAGGAAGCCCAGCAACTTATGAATATATCCTTAGTACATCAAGTGCGGCTCCTATTGAAGCTGGTACTACTATAGCATCTAACGCTGGATTTAAAGAGTTTACAGATTTATCCTCAAGTACTGATTATTATTTCTTCCTTAGATCTAAATGCAGTGCTACAAACTATAGTAATTGGGTATCTGAATCATTTACTACATTAACAGGATTAGTTCCTTTTAGGGATGGTCTTATATTAGAATTGGAATCTTTCACAGGATCTATTACTTCTAGCGGAAATATTACACAATGGATAGATATGTCTGTATCAGGAAATAATGTATATAGAGATGCTCAACAATATCAACCAGTATATATTCCATCATATTTTAGTGGACAACCTGGAATATTCTTTAGTGGATCATCTAATGCTACTGGATCTACTTTAAGAACTAGTGGAAATTTAAATGGATTAAGTGGAAGTACAGGAATGACTACTTTTGTTGTAGCTAGAGTATCAAGTAGTCTTGGTAGTGGAGGTATTGTTGAATATTGTAAATTAGGAAGTAATAATACATATTTAAATAATACAGGTAGCTTTTTCTTTGCTCATACAGATGTTGCATCTATATTTCAAACATATGGAGCACATAATGGGAATGTTGATATATTCATAGCAGATGGACAAACTAATTATCCGCAAATACAACCATGTATATTATCAATGACTGTTGATAGTACATTAGCAACTGAAGAAGTAAAAGTATATAGAAATAATGAAACAGGCAGTATAATATATAATGGAGTAAATAATTCTGGATCATTTGAATCTTATGCTCTTGCAATAGGCGCTGGAGTTAATAATGGGACAAGATTGCCTTTTGTTGGATATATAGGAGCAGTACTTTTATACAACAAAGTGCTCACAGACTCAGAAATGACCACGGTTTACAACTACTTATCATCGTCATACTTATAAAATATGCCATCATACGCTCCATTCACAATGTCTTTCCAAGCTGAGACCACGATCTACCAGAACGAGGTGAGATGTCATGTGAACGAGAATGACTTTAATTATACACTCAACCCATCTGCGGTTAAGTCAGGCTCAGGGGTACTTCCAGGCACGCTAAACGATAATGTAACAGGATCAGATTTCACTCCTTTTGCTACTACGGTTGGACTCTATAATGCACAGGGTGAACTTCTTGTAGTAGGTAAATTTGGCACTCCATATCCAATTCCAAGAAACACAGACATGACATTTGTGGTAAAATACGACTCATAGAACATGGTAAAGCTGATACAGATACTCAAAGAGGCAAAGCAGGCGATAGAAGATTTTGCAAGCACAAGAGGAAAGGGCGCAGAGAAGATTGCAAACAGCGCAAAGGAAAAGGGCGGACTGTCCATGCTGACCTATACGCACTTCAAAGTAAAGCTTCCATATTATAAAAAAGCCGCTGAGGGAAAGCTAGATCTGGACCAGGCAAAGAAAGAATACGAACAGACATACAAAAGCATATCCTTAAACATGACACAGACCGAGTTTCAAAGAGAGGTAGGTCGTCTTGAGGTGCTGGGGGAGCTACTAATACAAAACAAAAAATGAACTGGTTACTAGAAGGCAAAGAGGTTACAGACGTCTCTCAATTTGGACAAGGCGCAATAGGATTCGTCTACAAGATCACAAACACAAAGACTGGGAAGATCTATATCGGTAAAAAGATCCTCGAGAGCAAGACAAAGAAGCTGCTTACAAAGAAAGAACAGGCCGAGTGGGACAAGCCAGGTAGGATTCCAAAGAAAAAACTCGTTGTAAAAGAAAGCAACTGGGCCGATTACTGGGGAAGTTGTAAACCGCTGCTAGAAGAACTCAAAGCAAATAAGACTGATTACACTAGAGAGGTACTTAGAGTATGTCACACTAAGAGAGAGCTGTCATATTATGAAACTTTCTATCAGTTCGAGTACAGGGTCTTACATATAGATAGTTATAATGAGAATATCCTAGGTAAATTCTTCAGAAAGGACGCTCAGGGCATATAATCTTAGCGCTCCAGGCATCACCAGGATCATTTTAATCCATTTACGATAAGAACATCAGCACATAAAAAAAGAGCCCTAAAAGAGCTCTAATAAAATAGTGTGTATTTCTATATATGACATAAAAAAGAGGCACTACCAATGCCCCTTTTCTTTTTGTTTATAGTAAAATGCAAGACTTTAAAATTAAAAGTTGTCGTCCTCTTCGTCTCCATAAAGAAGATCGTAGATGTCTTTTTCAGGATTTAAGCCTTTTACTGCTTTGGCTCCTTTTTTGGCCTGCTTCATTGCCATTGCGGCTATTTTCTCATCTTCATCTGGTTCTGGTTCTGCTACTTTCACAGCCATTACAGTGTCAGCGATCTTAGCTTTTACCTCATCTGGTACCATTGCCCAACCCATGTAAGCGTAATCAGCAAGTCCTTCTTCAGCATCATCGACTGCATCAAGCATTGCCTCTTTTTCTTCTCCAGGTATCATATCCCATTTTTCAGCAGGACTCATTCCCATGCCTTCTTCCATACCATCTTCTTCGTATGTCTCATCATATTCTTCGCTCAATGATCCTATTGGTTTAAGATCAATCATGCCCATAAGGCTTTCATTTAGACCTGTCTTAGACTTTGGTTTTGGAGAAGTAAAGCTTATTTTCTCAGCGCCTTTAGCACCTGCGTAAGGACCTTGTTTCTGCTCACGCATCCAGCCCTGTAAATCAAAATTATCTGCCATTTTGTGTTTTTGTTTTGTTATAAATATACGAGATTTATGCTTCGCTCGCTAGAATTAATTCAGTACTAACCATTTCAAATTCAAGCTCTTCTATTTTTTTACAAAAGAAGAACTTTGATTCGTTTTTTAGTGCAGTGTCAGCAGATAAAACCCTCTTCCACCAATCGAATAATTCCCTTTTTAGTTCATTTTTATCATCAAAAAAGTAATCTGATGAAAAAACCTCGATGACTTCGAATAAATCGTCCTTCTGTCTTAACAGTGTTCTATGAGATGATAACATTATGCGATTTTATTTATAACGTGGTTTGAATCTACGTAATGTATTTTACCATTTTCCAACTCTACGGTGTATACTTCGCAGTACTCATCTCCGTGGAGGACGTCTTTTATGTCTTTTACGATGCCGATTTTTACTGTTCCTTTTGGGGTTGAGAACATGATTTGGTCCCCTGTTTTCATTGTATTCATATTGGTTAGTTTGCTCTGTAGTAATCGACTCCATTTATAGTTGTATCTGGGATTCTGCCTTGGTTAGGAAAAACTGTAAGTTGCGAAGAGTCTACCATAAGATCTATCTGCGATGACATAATATCGATCGTTGCATCAATCCTGCCTATGTAGAAAGACATCACAATTATAGATATCGAGCACAATACTATCAAAGCGTAATTTAACCGTTTATTCATATTAATCAAAGTTTGGATCATTTATAATAACATCATAATTACTAAATGTCAAAAAGTCTTGCTCATCTGTGCTAAGCCTTCTTTCTACACTATCAGCATCTAGACGCTTCATTAGCCTCTCTTTTCTGATCTCGTATGGAATATCGATATAGACCACAAGAGAGTCTTGACGATCGCGTGGATGCATCTGGGATAGTCCTCTAGGCGTCATGATAAAACACACATTGGAATATTTCATCTGCGCATTAGAAGTGCCATAGTACCAGTTATTGAAGATCGCGTACTCGTAAAAGAAGTTCACCGTAATAAGATCTTTGAACTTATACTCAGGCATAAAGTAGTAGTCCTGTGCATGTACTTCTCCGTCTCTCATTGGCCTAGTTGTGAAAGGAATTTGATATGTAAAGCCCATGCCTTGAAGTATTTTCCTTGCATGATCCTTTCCAGATGCAGCCTTTCCAACTAGGATGATCCTCTTTTTTCCAAGTGCTTTATCTACAATAGCCTCTATGTTGTGTAAGATCATTCTATTCGCCGATGATTTCAGTGATGAATTGAGTTCTTGCGATCTCTTTTTCGATTAGAGCCATACATGCTTCACGAATATCATCTGAGGAGAATGAAGGCTTAGAATAGCACATCAATTGGAATGTCTTGTCTACCAGCATTGCCGCTGCCTGTTCTTGTGTAAGTGTCATAACGTTGATTTTATGTAAATTTAAAGGAAAAAACTGGAATTGAAAAGTTAATCTACAAAGTGGAACAATAATATAGACTATCTTGTGTCTTAATAAAATCACGATTGGTCTTTATAACTCGCAAGATCCTCTTTTTATAAGTACCACACTCAGAGTATTTCTTTCCGATGAATGCAAGGTATTGATTCCTAGTCATTTTCTTATTTTTTGTAACGTGATTTTGGTAAAGTAGGTAGTCTTTAACACAGTCTTGCCATCCGATGTATTTAGCATAGCCTTTGAATTCGCCAATTGCAGTAGTCTGACGCTTTTGAGGTAGCTTCATGCCCAAAAAGTTGTTGTTTGTCTTAGTAAGTGTGCTTTTTAGATTTGCTGACTCTAACATGATCTGCGCAAAAACCACATCTGCGTGCTCGATTCCGCTGCGTTTTATCTCCATGTACACATTCTCCTTTGTACACTGCATGTTTTTTACAGATTCAAGTGTAGAATTGCAAATAAAAAGCACGCTGGCTAGTAAAACGGTAAGTAAAAGTAGTGTTTTTTTCATATAAAACTGCTTTAGAGTTAATAAA